TTAGAGTTTTCTCCATTTTTTTAATCTTATCTTCCACTTATACCCTGCCCAGCCTGCCAAGACAAGCAAAGCAAGATTAAAGATGATAAAGAAAGTCGTAAAACCAAATAATCCATTCTGTGCTAAATCTTCCGTATAAAGTTCGGTCTCTGTAAAGAACAAATATATTCCATAGCCCTCCACGAAAATAAGAAAACTGACAAAACCAATCAGGAAAAGTCCACTGGCAATAAGAAAGAGTCTCCATAAAAGAATGCGAATTCCTCCTACTGCTAAAAAAATTACTGGGAGAAGGAGCAAATAATCTATAACTGCCTCCTTTCCAAATATAAAATCACTCTGTCCTACTGAGAGAGTATAGTATTTTATGATATAATATTGTTCGGCACTGCTACACCGCCTACGAAAGGAGGTGAGATAGCCCATGATGGAACTAATCCTTAAAACTATCATCGGACCAATTGTGGTCGGTGTTGTTCTTCGCTTAGTCGATAAATGGCTAAATAAAGATAGATAGTGTCAAAAAAGACCCCAAGCTTAATGTGGAAGTTAGCTTGGGGTCTTTTCTAGTCCATGATATTGAACTAATCCTTAATTCTTCTCCATTATCCCACAGTTCACAAAATTTGTCAAAGGTTTATATCTTCATCAATTCAGCTTCTCCAACTTTAGAATCTGTCCAATAAAGTTTATAAGATTAAGTAAAAGTTATCGGAAAATGATTTTTAAAATAGTCCCAAAAAGCCTGAAATAGAGCCAAAAAACTCCACCTGATTGGGTGGAGTTAAGGGAGATTATTATGAAAAAGGTAAAATAAAATCTTATTAAATCAACGCTCTTGGAGGGTGTCCCCTCCAACTCCCCGACCTCTGGACAAGGTCTATTTTTTTGAAAAAATTTTAAAAAAACTTCATCAAAACCATTGACATTATACAACTTTAGTTGTATAATAGATACATAAGGTTAAGGAGGAAACCTTAGACAAGGAAACTAGTAGAAAGGAAAACAAAATGTTTAAGTTCAAAAAGAAGCCACTCAAAGTAAAAACAAATAAGCTAGTAGTCAAAATAAACTTATTTATAATCAGCTTTGAATGGCACTTAGAAATTGGATAGTGAGAAATCACTATCCACCCCTTCGGGGGTGTACTTAAATTATAACAGGAAAAACAATGAAAGTAAATCTAAAAATTAGAAAAACCACCAAGCGTGAAAAAGTTGAATTTATTATTGGACTTCTTCTACTCCTATTTGCAGTTTGGTATTTTATGAGGTAATATATGTCAGTAGATATTAAAGCTATCCGCTGGCTTTTAGACAACGCCACAGCCTATGCTATCAGCAAAAACTGTGGCGTATCTATTCAGGCCGTAGATAAGTATAAAAACGGTGTATCAGATATTATGAACATGCGTTTAAAACACGCTATCAGCATGACTTCTTACGCCCATACACTACAAGAAAAACAGTGAGTACCATCACTGTTTTTTCTATTTTGAGCAAACAAAAAACCGCAAGCCTGAGCCTGCGGTGAAAGAACATTTTAGAAAGTTTCCTTTCTATTTATTTAACTGTGCTAGTGATCAAGCCATCTGGCTCTACTGTAAACTCTGGCTTATCTGCCAATGTTCCGTCTGCCTTGAGGTAGTACCAGCCTTTTTTATCGGCTGATTGAACGAATGCATTTGATACCATAGCGCCTTCTTTAGCGTCTAGGTAGTACCATGTCTGCTTGTGCTTAATCCAGCCAGTGACCATCTTGCCGTCTTCATCAAAGTAATACCAAGCGTTGTTGATACGAGCCCAGCCAGTTGCCATAGATCCTGAATCCGTGAACCAGTACCAGGCGTCCTTATAATTCAACCATGTACTGCGTTTCATGAAGCCTTTGTTATCGAAATAGTACCAAACATCGTTGATTTTCTCCCATTTATCGGTTGGGTATGAGCCATCTTCACGAACCCACCACCAACCGTACTGGTTTTGTTGCCAGCCAGTTTCAACCTCTTCAGGCGGTACGATATACCCAACGATTTCACTTACAGAGCGCTCATTATAGCGACAAGGTCCGCCCACTTCCAAGTAGTCCCAGTTGCCATCGATGTTCTGCTCAATCGTCTTGATAGTATTGCCGTCTGAGTCCTCATAGACAAGCCCTGTATGCCCGTAATTGACACCATCACCAGCCACATAGGATTTCACGAAGAACCAACCAGCTTTTGGATAGTCAGCGTCATACACGACTTTCAGACCTTGAGAACGTGCTGACTCAAGCAAGTCGTAAGCATTGCCCCAAAGGGTCACACCATACCAATGACGTAACCCATAACAAGGTACGTCAGCGCACTGAAAGCCATAAGCTCCATCATTATCCACTCCATCGCCAGAATTAGCCTTGTTGATGAAGAATTGAATCATTTCTTGTTTTTTAGACATACTTACTCCTTCCAAGCGTCATTCATCTGCTTCACTGCTGACTCTACAAAGGTGTCTAGGTCCTTATCAGTCATGCTGATGTTGTATTTTGTAAGCTCAGCTCTAACTTTATCACGAGCTTGCTCAAGCTTTTCATCGCCCTTGTAGCCTGTTTCAGTCGCTACCTGCTCTACTGCGTGTACTGCATTTTTAGCTAGGATTTCAGCGATTTTTACAGCTTTCTCTCCACCTTTACGTAAAAGGTAGTCTTTCACTGCTTTCACGATACTGCCTATTGCTACTGCTAAAAAGCCTGTCGCAAAAGCAATCATAAATTCATTTAGTTGTGTCATATTATTTCCTCTCTTTTATGGTAATTTCGTAGGCCAAGGCTCATCTGTCAAGTATGAGATGGCGCTCACACGAATATCTCCAATATCTTTGTTTGTTGGAATGTCTTCGTTAAATGTGAATTGAATGAAATTTAAGTCAGATTTACCGCCTAAATACCAAATTCCATAAGGTCTACCCTTATCGTCATAAGTTGGTCCTACAAGCGAATTTTCGCTTCTAAAACCTTCGGGAATACCGTTAGGATAAGTAAGTTTAGCCCCTTTGTCTCCACTGCTGTTGTGTCTTACAAATCCAGGTCCACCTCGTCTACCTACGCCAAACCAGCCCCACTGAAGGCCTCCGAATTGATAAGTAACAAGATTGTTTACTCGTCTGATTTTAATGAACGAGTTGCCTGCTCTAGAGACACTGTTTAACGTTCTCCAACCAGTATCACCAATCAAAACACGCCAGCCTGTGTTGTCATTTCCGCTCTCTTTTATCCATTTCAGAGCGCCGTTTGTCACGTTGACATCTACATAGGTCGTTCCGATTTCGGCCATTATACGACCTTCTGGAGAGCCTGTGCCACGGATTTCATGCCCTACGTTGTCTGGCAATGGTAGAGTGACATTATTCCCCCCAGCGATGCCAAGGGTATTGCCTGTCAAGGTCAGCCTTGGTTCAGGCTTTTGATTCAGGGTTTTAACATCACGGCCAACCGCTTGAGCAAATTCCTCTAAATTGCTCATAGCAATCACGCTTTCGCAGCATTATACGTTGCTAACAGGTCAACATTGGCAAACTCGTCAATACGACGGCCGAGGTCAGCCAATTTTTGAACGACTGCGCCTTCAGTGCTACCACTCATTTTAGCGATTTCCTCAGCGATTTCTTTGAGGGTGTCAAATTTTTCAGATACACCCTCACCCAAAATGTCGTTCTTGACAGCAGTTTTAGCTTGTTCAATCAGTTGTGTGACTGTCGCACTGTCAATCTTTGTATCGATTAACTGCTTCAGCGCCTTGTGATCCACTCCCAGCGCTTGAGCGAATGCAATCCATTTACTTGTATCCATAATTTTTTATACCTTTCCAATATTATAATACGTGAGCAAGTCTGGGATTTCCGGACATGCTCCACCTTCGCTTACATGTCGTTCTGCAAGCTGTTTCTTAACTTCTTCAACGATATCTAATTCTTTTAATTTATAGATATCTTCCGTAACCAATTCTTTATCTGAGTCTTCAATTTCAATATAAGTATCTCTATCGCTTGGGAAGATATACCCTCCAACCGAGATTTCCACTCGGTATTTTCCGCTTGGTAAAATACTATCTAAATTAAAATTGACAGAATGGCTAGTGACGGGAGCAGTTGTCTTCCACCTGCGTTGTCCTTTTGTTAGAGTAACAACCGCTTCTTGCCCCTCAAACGAGGTCATGACACGATAATTCTCATCTAACAATTCGAATCCAAAAGTAGAAGACAAATCCCCTTGCTTAATAAGGTCGCCACCATCAATTCGAGCCAAATTGGTTGTATTAACTTTGCGGTTGTTACAACCCATTCTGCGCCCCTTTCTCATCTTCAACTAAGATGTCGTCTCTAATCTGCAACGCTTCAAAATTTTTGTACAAGTGGTCTATGTAGCCATTACCACCAAGAGCCTTATAGCTATTGTGCATATTCTCCACTACATAGAACTCATCTTTCGTTGTAAAACCACGACGGATTGACCTGCGAATATCACGATCGAGGTGCGTCCTCATCGTTACAAGGTGCGCATCGTCGTGTAGTTTTAGCTTTGCCTGTACTTCGTCAATTTTGGCGTTGTTCTCTTCAGTAGTAATCTGGACATCTTTGATTTGTTTCTTGACTTCACTTAACTCTGAAATGATTTGGTCTGTCTGTTCCTTTGATTTCTTCGGTAACTTATAGCTAAACCAAGCTACGATGATTGGCGTGGCAACTGGTAGCACGTTCATGAAGAAATGCTCTGTTGATTGTAAGACGTCCATAAAGCACCTCCACTATTGGTTAGGTGTAACTGTTGTAGCAGGAGGTTCTGCAGTTGTAGGTGCCACGGTAGCTGTCGTAGAAACTGTAGCTACTGGTGCGACAGTAGGCTCATTCGGTGCTTTCGGTACACTAAACTTCCAAGTTGCTAGAACACCATTCTGGTAAGGTGTTCCTTCAAGTTGAGCAAGGGTTTCTCCTTGATAAGTAAAGGACTGATTGGTTTGAATCAAGATGCGTTTACCTTCTCCATTAACTTCGACGTGACCAGGGTCTTCGACCGCAAAGATTGAACCTGGTTCATAAATTTTTCCAATTTCGGCCAGTGGGAAGAGTTCAACCATTTCTTTATAGGTCGTGCCATAAGAGACTTTTTCACCCATGATAGAATCTTGAGCCATCACTCGTACAACCTTATTGATACGATTTGCAAGTGCTTCAAGGTCATTTTGCTTCGCTTCTGTTTGAGTCGCTTTCTGCTCTGTCTCAGCCAGTTTCTGTTCAGTCTGCTCCAATTTAGCTTGATTTTCTTGCAGTTTAGTTTGAGTTTCTTGCAATTTAGCTTGCGCTTGTACAATAGCGCTTGTAGGGTCTAACTCGGTGCGTATCACATCTTTAACTGCTTCAATAAGTGTTTCATCCGTGTCGCCCAAGCGGTCACCGTCTAATTCACGAGTGAAGAAAGTAAACGGCTTGTCACATTGAATAGAGACCGCCGTCTTGCCAACTTTAAAAAATTTATTTACTAATGCAAATTCCATGTTTAATGTCCTCCTGATTATCTAAAATAAAAGTATAGGGAATCGCCGTATGCAAAATTGTTTTTGAATATTTGTTTTTGATTGTCATCCAGAAATTTAACGTACAATTTAATATTTTTATCTGTTGTATATACATATTTAGCATATGCAGTTGTTATTGTATCATTTGGATGATTGATTCTTATTTTTATTTCCTTTACCTTGTCTTCTTCGTGATAATTATTATTGAATGTACCGCCCTTGGCAGTTAAATCAAAAATTAAATAATTGCCTGATTCTATCGGATTGTATAAGTATTGAAACCAACCAATATAGACCCACTTGCTCCAAACAAGTTTGTCACCCACATATCGCTCGACAATGTCTTTGTCACCAACATAAATGCCTTCTCTTGTAGCCATAGCATCACCTACTCATACACATCATAGATTGTGTTTGAGTCTTTCGTCCTGATTGCTTCATACTGGGATTTAGAGCCAAACCAGTACTTCATTTGCTGATTTCCGTTCTGGTTAATCAGCTTGTTTGCAACTACTTCGGACGGTGTACTTGGAATCCCAAGCGCTGACCTGTTTACTCGTAGAACACCCGAATTATCGACTGTAATCGTTGAGTTGTCAGGTCGGACAACTCCGTTTGAACCAGCTGTCGCTGTTGCGGGAGTTGGACTCACTCCGTTTTTAAAAGTCTGCACAGACACTTTCTTCAACCCACGCCCATCATGAATCATGATGTTGTCCGAGTTGTTGACCTGACTAGCCTGTGGCAAATCAGTTACTTTTCGTGTCTGTGTACTAATTACTGCCATGTTATACCTCCATAATATATTTCCAATCGGCAACAATTACACGGCCATTTTCATCAGCAAGTAGGGTATGTTCTGTACCGTCGTCTGTACGAATCGGAGCAGTGAAGTCATTCTGCAAGAACATGTACTCAATAGCGTTTAGTCTATCTTCATGCTCCTGAAACTCACGCTTTAAAGCCTCTACAGACTCATAACTTGCTTGTTTAATGTTGTCTACGTTACCCAAACCAACTTGGGATTTCGTCACTCCATGCGGATTGTTGCGATTAGTTGAGTGATTGTTAAAATCTTGCTTACTTGCTTGCTCAACATTCGTGACATTCCCTAGTCCCACTTGTTGCTTAGTGACATTGTGTGGGTTGTTTTTGTTTTGAATGTGAGCAGTTAAATCAACTTTCTCAGCCTTGCTTTTAGTGACCTCGTCAATTTTTTCAGGCAGACCGTCGATGTCTGCAACCTTGTGCCTGTGACTTGAATCGGCCTTCCCATTCCAGCGAGTCCGTTCTTGGTCAGAAACGTGACGGGCAGTATCTCCAATATGATTATCGATATTGGTTTGTAGCTTTCTTTCTGTCGCCTTCAATTCAGGGACAGTTGCATAAACCAAGTCAGTCGCATTGTATTGAATGGTAATCTGGCTATTCTTACTAATAGTCGTGTTGAAATCATAGTCTCGATATACATAAGCAGATGTTTTTGGAGGAATCACATCCCCTTGTTCGGCCCAAGTGTACATGTACATGAACTCTTCATGATTCCCACGTTTTGCAAAAACACCGATTTCATTCACAATCATTTCACGCTCAATCTGTGAATTATCAAATCGAGCTGTAATACGAATCGTATCAGCTACATCAGTCGATAAGGACTGTGTCACTTGCAAAGAATGAACAACTTGTACAATATTGTTTTTCTTGCCAATGTCCGTTCGATGCCGTCCGCTACCTAAAGCTATTCGAGTAAAGACCAGTGGTTCTCTATTTTGAATTGCTAAGGCTGTTTCACTAATTGCTTTATCGGTCACAATAGGTTGGATAAAATATCCCATTTATTTCCTCCTATCCAAATCGAACCGAACGAATGTCTCTGAATGTGTGAGCCCCAATATAAATCGCATTCATCATTGGCGCTTCAACCGAGAATTGGATTCCTAAGTGAGCAGGAATCAATTCACGCACATACTTTAAAAAACGGTTCAAATATCCGGTCGGTAATTCTCCTAAAAATCGAATATGTACTGCCGAACCCTTGACCGTTACTAAGTTGTTGACATTCGTAAAGCTCTTTGTAATTTTTTGTAAACTCACCGAGTTAATTTTGATTTTGGAAGAAATTAAAGTGATTAAATACCGCCTTCGTTCTTCCAAATCAATTGTTTTTGGTTTTACCTGCAAGGCCTTTTCCCAACGTGTAATCCAGTCTTCTGTCGCTTCTGGCAACAACATCAATCGTCTGGTATCAAAGATTAAGTCTGCAATCAATTCCAGTTCTGGAATTTCAGTTTCAAACAAATCGTTGATGGTTGGATCTAAGACCTCTGGCAAAGCCGATAACATACGATATCTAACTTGTGACATTGATAGTTACCTCCGCTAGTTTCGGAAGCATGTTGGTAGAAAGTTCAATACTTTGTTCCCTGTCATTCAACAAAATACGGTCCACATCTCGAACCCCATTAATTCTGTCAATGATTGTGGCGACTTTATAGTTTCGAACCTCTTTCTCTTCAAATGCTTCTTCACGTAAGTATTTAATGAGTTGAACTTTCGCCTCATTCTTGATTGTTTCAATATCTACATCTTCATCAATCTTGATAGTTGCAGTAATACGAACGTTATAGCCACTTACAGACTGAACAGTCACATAAGCACCAATTGGAGCTACGCCTAATCCGTGGCCACTTGGTTCAGGGTCTAAGTAATTCTTGAACTTATTTACAAGTTCAGAACTAGCTTCGTTACCGTCAGCATCCGTAATAGATACACGTACTGTATTTTCGCCTTTCCAGAGTGGCTCTACCAAGGCCGAACCAACACCAACGAACTCACTTGCCCATTTCTTGTATTGGGCAATGTTTCCGTTTAAAGTCGGTGTTTTAAGATACTCAATGGTCCGTTTACGGAGTTGTTTATCCGTCTCTTCATCTTCGCCTACAACGATAACAGAGCCGATTTCTGCCCCTTTAAAGTCGCTCAACACATCAATGTTGATGAGTTGACCTCTTACATAGTTGGGAGCATTTCCGACTTGTTCAGCTACTACGCTATACTCGAATCCGGAGCGGCGTTCCAAAACACGGAAATTATACTCACTATTAACCACACTAAAACGGGTTCCTAGTGGGATTTCCTGTTTGAATTGAACCAATCGAACTGATGCCGTGGCTGGCAAGCGTTCAACTCCAAACTGCCTACATAATCGAGTTAGGAAGATTCCTGTACTCGTATCCAAAAAGTTAACTTCCTCATACGATTTTAAGACCGTGTACTGAATAGCAACTTCTCGAGCTGCAGGCGCAACTAGATTGTACAAGACAGATCCTTGTCTTTTGTCATACTTATCATCAAACAAGGCCAGCATATCCTCTAAAATTTCTGGATATGTTTTTACCTTTATCATCGTTTCACCTCCAAATCCATCTCAAATGTTCCAAAATCACTATCAACCATGAACTGCACATAAAACTCATCTTTCTTTACCTTAGTAGAAAAAGAATGAGCCTCATGAATCCTGTCATCTTCATACAAGGCCTCTTTTATGCGCCGTGCGATATCCATCTGGGCATAGTCCATATCCCCACCAAATAAGGCGTCTAATTCAACACCGTAGCGATGGTCATAAATTGTATAGATGAACCGTTCAGTTGTCAGCATGCGTCTGATGGATTGCTTCAGAGCACGAATGCCATCTGTTTCTAGCAAGATATTGGTTTCATCTAGTGTTAAGCTAGGCTGTTTCTTAGCTTCGACAACATTTTTAGCAATGTTTAAAAAGTTTGTTTTAGGAGTACTCATTCATCAGAACCCCCTTTCACTTTGCGCTTGTAGTGGAATATCTTCTTGTACAAGACATAATAAAACCCTCCACCATCTTGTCTGATGAGATGAAGGGTTTGCCCAACGTATTCAGGATCCAATGCTTCATCGGTCCATGTGACAGCAAGCATGGAATCATCTAAAATCAACTCATTGGTCAATTGGATTTTGAGGGGAGAAACCGATAAAACAACACCAGTCGTTATCTTCGCGAACTGGCGATTTTCAATGAAATTACTAATCAATTTCTTTAGATTTTCTATTACTTCCATCTACTCACTTCCTGCCATGAATAATTTAATTTCCATCGTGTGCTTTTCTGCACTGAAGGAATGAGTTGCCTCTTCAATGACATACCATCCCTTCTTCTCAATATCCTTAACATCCACATAGACTGCATGACCTGCTAAAAAGTCAATACTTCCAATATCAGCTTTTAGACTGAAAGTTTCTTTGGGACGGTTTTTCATCTTCAAGAGCATTTCGCCCCATTGCTTGATTTGCCCCTCAGTTGCTTTCTCATCCACTTTTTTCATGTACTGGAGTTTTCCCCAAGCTCCGATATTGTAGCTGTCCTGATAGATGTAGACCTCTCTCTTTTTGGTTTCTTTGTTCTCTTGGATCAAGCGAACAATATTAGCACTATCCTCAATCGAACCTTCAAACTCAAAGCTAGACATAAAGGATTCATTTCCGATAATGTACTGGATTGGTAAGTTTTTCGGAGTCGTTAGTGTCAACTCTCCGAACTTGTCATACAAAACCAGCAATTCTCCACTTTGCACCAAGGTCTCATCCATGGCCTCTTGGATAATATCCAGAGCCTTCTTATCTTCCTTCAACTGAGGGGATAAGGTCACGGCTGGGGCTTTTAGTTCCCCAATCTTCAAATCAAAATCTCCTGCGATTGCCGAGACGATTTGATTGACGTTTTTATCCCTAGCAACAAAGTTGATATTGCGTAGTAAGTACTTTATCTGGTCGTGGAAGGTCAAGGTTGTTTTAGTATCTTTTTCGTACTTGACTTTGGTCAAATAACCAAAGAATACCTCTTTATCATCTAGCTTGAAAGCGAGTGGAGAACCATATTCAAAGGCTACCTTTGTAGAGTTGTACAAGGTAATCTCCACGCTCCAAGCTGACCCTTTTCTAGTTGTCTTGAATTCGACCTTTTCAGACACAGTCGCTAAATCCCATGTATCTCCAGTTTTATTGTTCTGATAGAATAATTGCATCATGGTATCACGAACTCCTGTCCAGGGTAAATCCAATGAGGGTCTTTGATTTTGTCTTTGTTGGCTTCGTAAATTTCAGTATATCGGCTACCATCTCCATAAAAAGTCTGAGCAATTCCCCACAGCGTATCACCGCTCACAACCGTATGGCTTTTTTGAGCAGGTTTCTCAGTCGTAGGGCTACGTTCTTCCGTAGCTTTCGCCTGCGGTTTCTTTTTAGTAGCCTCAAGTGCTTGCTTATCTTTGATGGTGACCTTGCGTGGTTTATGAGACCGATATTGTAAGAACTTAATCTTGTATATCAGGTCATTTTCATATCCTGTCTTGGTAGAGACATCGAACTGCTCCACTAGAAATTTCCCGTTAATAGCAGAACCAAAAGCACCCCCAATCATGAGTTGAATGGGAGTGCCTTCCGTCTTAAATTTACGAATAGATGATACAAAGGATTCTGGAGAGACACGGCTATTCCGTTGGTAGTTTCCGTCGTATCTTCCGCTAGGAATAAAGGATTCAAACTCAATCGATTGAAGCTCTGGATTTCCGACAAGCGGAACGTTACCAGTATCGATGATAGCGACTGTCTCAATTCCTTGCTTGTCCTCCAGTTTGATTTCTTCTGGATTCACTGGCAATTTAATGCCTTCAATAAATATAAACATCTGCTACCTCCTTCCTAGTAAGCCATGAGGCCATCAGCGCCATTATTCAAAGCGTCTACAATCGTTGCATTCAAATCATCCAATACGTTAGCATACTGGCCAGCGTTGTTAATGGAGTCAATGTTGGTGACAATCTCTGGTTTCAAGGTAATAAAGTTCTGTTGCCACTTCATGGTCGCAACGTCCTTAATTAACTTGATGTATTCATCGTCCAGTTTGATTTCATCTTCAATCTTGCCGACTTTGTCTAATTTACCACCCGTTGGATTGTGACCGCCACCTTTTCCTCCGTCGCCTTGTTCAGGGACTGAACTTGCTGGGCTGAGTTCGTAAGGTGTTTTTCCTTGGTCGCCCAAGAAGTTGTTTCCTGCACCGTTGGCATCTCCAGCTCCTTTGAAGAAACCACCTACAGCCTTGTCAATCCCTTGGCCGATTTCATACCCTTTATTAAAGGCTCCCATTCGGTCGCCAAGTTCAAGATAACCGAGTTGTGGAGTGTCAAGGTGCGGAGTTTCTAAACTAGCTTTGTGTTGTTTAAGACCGTCTGCCAAGTGAAGGCCTTCAAAGGTCTTCTTAACTGGTTTTTGCATGCTATCAATCGCACCAGCTACATCTCCTGCAAAATTAGTTCTACCAAGCGAAACCGAACCAACTGCACTGATATTCAACCCAAGGCCGTTCAAGAAGCCAATCATGCTATTAAATCCGCTAAGAACAGAGTTAATCATCCCTTCAACCGAACTAATAACACTATTGACCATGCTATCTACAAATCCTGCAATAGCAACAGCCATATCACGGCCACCTTGGGCAATATCGTACCAAGCGCTTTGAACTTGGAAAGACATCTCGTTCCATAAGTTGACAGCGCCAGTAACAAACCAGTCGATAAAGTCTAAAATACCTATCAAAATAGTTAAGATAGCCTGATAGAGAAACATCCAGAATGCTATTGCGGTATTAACATACCAAAAAACACCCTGTAGCATCATATTAATCACCCAGATAGCTGCATTGGCAATGCTAAGAAGTATATTCCAAATGGTCATTCCTAGGTAAAATATAGCCCCTATGATGATTCCTGTAGCTGATACGGCTGCACCAGTAAGATTGTTAAACCATGTAACTAAGGCATAGAAGAGACCAATCAGAATGATGACCGCCATGACAATCAACATGATTGGGTTCATTGCCATAACTGCATTAAAACCAGCCATAGCTGTTTTAGCCACGTTGGTAGCGATACTAAATAATTTAGTGGCGATTTCTGCTGCATTCATGGCAACCACATAAGTAGCAATAGCAATTGCTACGGCAATAATAATCGGTTGAATGACAGACCAGTTGTCAATGACAAATTGAGCAATCGGCGCCAACATACTCAAAACAGCCCCAATCATATCCATAGCAAAGATAACCGCTTGAACGACATATTGAAGCACCGTAGCTACAATCTGAGCAAATTGTTGGAATGCGGACGAGTTCACTATCTGATTTATCTTAATCGATATTGGCTCAAGCGCCTTAGTCACAAAGTTCAGGAAGTTCTGCCAGGCCCTGCCCCAAGTTAGGGGCATATTACGAAACTGCTTGTCAATCGTATCGCTTGCTTCTAGCATGGCAGTTTTGACAATGTCGGCCGTAATCTTCCCGTCTGCTCCAAGTTTTTTAACCTCGCCACGGCTGACGCCTAGCTTATTGGCAATAGCTTGGATTAAGGCTGGTGAAGTTTCAGCTAGAGAACGTAGCTCATCACCCTGCAGCTTACCACTAGCCATAGCCTGAGTAAGCTGAAGCATGGCGTTTTTTTGCTCTTCAATGCTTGCCCCACCTACTACAAAGGATTTGTTCATGGTTTCTAAAAAGGCAATTGTTTCGCCATTGTTTTGAAAAACATTACCAGCGTGAAGACGCATCTTAGCGACACCGTTTGCCATGGTTGTATAGGCTGAGCCTGTACGTTGTGCGGATGTATAGATAGACTTTTGAAGTTCCTCTGTCGTCTGCGTACCGTCACGAATCATATCTAAACGGGCGTGCATATTGGCATACTCGTCTGACATATTTATAGCTTGTTTGGCAGTTTTAACGACTGCAATACTAGCTAAAGCAGTCTTCAATAGACCTTTCAAAGATCCTAACTTACTTAATTTGTTAGAAGCATGGTTCGAAGCATTCCCTAAATCTCTTAAGGCTAGTTCTTCTTTTTTTAGTCCTGCAGCAGCTAGAGTTGAACTGCTTATAAATCTACCGTTGATATCAATGACTCGCCCAGCTTTATTGACAAAATATTGGCCAGAATCACCAGCTTTTTTCATAGTGGACTCTTGCGCCTTCATGGCTTTATCTATGCCAGAACCTGCATTTTTGACACGCTCCATGGTCGCATAGATTTTATTTAAAGTGCCTGTGACTCTATCGGTCAAAGACATGGTTGTTTGTATATTTGCCAATAGAATCACCTCACTTCTTCATTGCTTTTTTACGTTGTAGCCCCTCTTCGTGCATGACTGCAGCGAAAAAGGCTTTTTCTTCTACATCCATATTCACGAATTCGCTAGGGCGAATGTAATAGTTTACGAGGGCGAAGTAGGCAAGTTTTGCCTCTGCGTCCTCTTTTATTAGTTTTTTGCCTCGTCAACCTTGTCTTGGAATGTTTGGTTGATACCGCTGAGTTCGGTCACGGCTTCCAAAATCAAGGCGCTTTCGCCCCAGTTAAACATAGTACCGAATAACTCAGAAGCTCCCATTGCTCCATAAGAATCTTGCAATTCTTTATCGTTAAGGTCAGGAACCACGATAGACGCAATACAGATTTCACGGTTATATTTAACACCGTCAAAGACACGCTCTTGGCGTCCATTACGACCAGGTTTATTTACAAAGCAACGGTCATTGATTAAGTCCGCTTCACGAGCGCTCAACACTCGAATCTTAACTGGTTCCTCAAAAGAAGGAAGCAAGACATCCTTAGTCTCTTCCCCTTTTTTATTTTGTTTCAAAAATGCTTGTAATCCACTCACTGTTATTTCCTCCTTGTGTTAGTATGTAATTTCTTGGAATTCTGATAGGATATCAAAATCTTGGAATGTGAAGTCAGTTTCTTCGTCAATGACCTCATCTGCTGATCCATCTAGTTTAAAGATAAGCGATTCTTTGAAAAGAACCCCTTTCAAAACGATGGTATAGCGACCTGCACGAGACGAACGGTCTTCGTTAGTACACTTGATATCAATACGAGGTAAAATACCTTGTTTGACATAGTTTAAAGCCATCGCCTTTAATTCTGGGCGGTGGTAGTACATCTTCAATGAACCTGTCCCTTCTGCACCCACAATCTTACCACCCTTCATACGAGAGTTCAGAGGGGTCACGTCAGCTTTTGTGTATTCAACCTTTGCTTCTAGCGAGATAAGCTCTGCTAGTTCGTACTGCTTGTCATTGATTGTAAAGAAGACCGTTCCTTCTTTAGCAGACAAAGCATCTAATTGACTCATAATAGCCATTAGCTAGTTTCTCCTTTCTTAATCGCAGATAACTGTCATGTACAAGATTTCCATAGCGTCCGTCAAGACAACTGGCAAGTTAACCACGACAGACTCTTTAGTAATACCTTGTGAAATCTCGATATCTTTCGCTTTATACTCCAAGGCTTGCTTCTGAGCAAGTGGGTCAAGGACCATTGTAATGATTCGTTGTTTAAACAACTCACGACCATTCACGTTGTTTGGTACTTTACCGATGAAGTAGTTCTCAAAGATATACTTGACATTGGTATTGATATTATCCATGGTGCGGACAAGTTTGTTCTTACCAAAAATACGACTGTGTTCTGCCGTATAGCTAGTAAATGAGTTCACGTCTGACAGGATAATCACTTTTTCATTTCGATACGCAAAGATAAGCTGACCTTTATTGATGAGCTTTTCAGCCTCTGCTTCGTTCTTACGCTCACAGTCGATAGCGCCTGGATAAGATTTGAATGTATTGGATTGCAAGCCAGCCCCTGCGTACTTACCAGCTACGAAGTATACACAGTCCTTAGCGCTTAGTTTCGTACCATCACTCAAAGTAACCCCGTTCCCCACTGATACAACACCTTCATCGTCAGCGTCCGTGTAATCATTCAGGACTGCAATAACCGAACGACCGGCGTCACGCCATTTCTTGATATGAGCCGTAACAAGTGCTTTTGTTGCACTTTCATCTGTACCCAAAGCCAAGACACGGAAGTCTTGAGTGTCGAGTTTATTTAGGAAATCTTCAACCTCTGAATTGGTTGTAGCTCCATCGGTACCACCTTCAAGTAAGATTGTTTTATCTTCTGTTGTTAAAGTACCCGTTACATTCACATAGTCATTCTTAAATGGCAAGGCTGTGATGATTTGTTTATCAACTTCTTTTCCAAAGAAAACAGTTGTCACTTCAAAACCAGTCTCGACTTGTTTCTTGAAGATAACATGAATATGGTTACCAGCCAATCCTTTGTATTTAGCTGTAACGACCATATCATTTTCTGTTTTCGTTGCCTGTACCCCAGTGTTGTTCACACCGTTATAGACAAGGACCTTACCAGTTCCTTTCAAGGCTTCACGAATCGGAAGAAGTTCGTCAATCGGTTTACCAAACAGGCGACGGAAGTTGCTTGTACCATCAACAAGTGTGAAGGCACCAGGCTCTCCCCAAGATCCAGCAATCATAACTGCTGCAATCGTATTGTCTTCCAAAGGAATAATCACATCATCTCTTGATACGAAATTGATGTAGGCCTTTGGAACTCGTTTATTCTGTACTGTCCATTGTGCCATTAGTTAGCCACACCCTTTCTCCAGTCTTCTAAAATGCGTCTTACTTCTGCTAGTGAGTATGACTGGTCGTCTTCCAGCAAAATGTTTAACAAAGTGGCATCATCTTCAAAATACTTGAGTAATGCCTCTTTACCAAATTTATCTTCAGTGGTTGGTACCACTGGTTCGGTTACATAACCTACTTCTTCATTCATTTCCATGAGAAGTTTCACCTATCCTTTCTAATATTTGCATTCTTGGTTCTTCTTCAACCCATCGAACGTATCGAGTGATTGTAAATGTGCATATCAAGTCATTCGCATTGTATTCCACCTTCAAATCATTGATAGGGTACTTATCCCCTAAATAACGAAAAGAAGGCGAATTAAACACCATCTCAATCTCTTCAAACTTTTGGTATAAGTCTGTTGTTTTTTCGGTGTAGTAATGGAGCAAGACAATAAAAACCTGCTTATCGTTTTGGTTGGCCAACCGCTTCCGAGTCACAGGCTTCACATCTACAATGAAACAAGGCGTTTTCAATCCTTGCTGGATTTGTTCATCATACACCTTGCACCCAAACACATCTTTGAGTTGCTTAATGACGAGTGGTCTAATACTATAATCCACCTAGTTCCTCCTTTAGCCTCTCTTCGATTTGTTGCGTGATTTGTGGGATTTTCTGTTTAATCTGTTCTTCTGTCAGCCTCATCATGAAGCGCCCTTCTACCCAAGGATTGACCAAACGCTTACCAATGGCAGGGACATAACGCCCTACTTGTTGACGGTGTCCACTTTCGACGAAAGAAGCATATTCCATAGGGTTGAATGCGATAACCTCGTACACATTCCCATTTTTGCTTACTTCCATCTTCCAGGATTGATTGAGTTTACCTGTTAAGCCTTTTGGTGTTCGTTCCTTAACCTCTTTCAAAAAGGCTAGGCCGATATCTTTAGCAGCCTGCATAAACTCAGAATCAATGATTGCCTGAGCCCGTTCAAGTCGTTTCAAGAACTCTTGAACATCACTATCATCATAACCACTCATGTCGTCTTACCACAATTTCTTGATGTGTGGCATAGACCATCGGGTCTTCACTAGTCAAGTATTTAACACCGTCCACAATCAATTTACTACCAGCTTTGATAGCAAATTTAGGCGAACAGAAAATCTTGTGTTCTGTCTTGAGCTGGTGCGCTTCGTTCTGCTCAGTATTCACTAAGTTACGAACAGAGACACGACAGGGAACTTTCTTGTAGATTTCTTTGAACTCTACAAAGTCAGCTCCGTTTGGTTTCATACCCTCGACAGTAGCAAACACATCCATCTTTTTATCATAGGTCCATTCAATACTTGGCCTTGCCTGAGATAAGACATCATTGATATTCATCCTACCACCTCAACTTTCTGAACCTCTGTAGCTGACTCGTAAAGTCCAGCAAGACACTTTCGGCCCGTCTGGCAAGGTCTGACTTACCTAGTTCGACACGAGTATCTCCAACAGAAATATTCTTGCCTTGGACAGCTTGGTCAGGATTACAAACAACATAAACCATCTGAATGGCCACAAAGCGCAATTCTAAAGGAAAATCCTCACGATTGCAGTAGTTAAGAATGTTCTGCATGACTTCATCGACTACTATCTCTTCTGGATAGCATGAATAACGTTGTTCGTACAAGTCAATCAAGGCTTGTCTAGCATCTTCGTTATGCTTTTGGATTTCTTCCGATGTTCTCTTCTCCATCAGCAGAACCTCTCTTTCTACTTATCGTCTTTAGTGGATTTTTTAGATAGTTTTTCAAGTTCAGCAAGAGCTTGGTCACGTTCAGCAACTACTGCTTTGTACTCTTGAATAGTGTAAGTACGTCCGTTAGTCGCTGGCTCTACAACTACATACTCACCATCTTTGATTTCAACCACATCGTAACCATCTTCCAAGAAGGTTACTTTTTCTAGTTCGTCGATATTCAACACACGATTGTCTTTCTTTACTGTTAACATTTTCTATCCTCCTTTTAAGGTGCGACGACAAAGGCTAGACCTTCATGTTTAGTCTGGAATAGCAATACATCATCATAAGATTGTTCGTAGTATCTATAGTTACCGCTTGAAGCAGCACTTGGTGCATCAAGACCCACAAAGTCATATTTTTGTGGCGCTGCCATACATGGAATGTGAATCAAGAAGAAATGGATTTGTTTGGCAGTTGGGTCAACTTTAGCACCATTTGTGAAGTTGTACAAGGTCTTCATACGGTCAGATGGAATAGCTGTCTCAATAGTCACATCATCTAAACGACCAACTGAACGGTCAATAACTGTACCTTGTCCGTGGATATTGACTGTACGGCCAAATTGCTTGATGTTCTTGATCATGCGCTTAACTGCTGGTGTACAGAAAATAACACGACCTTCTGCTGGTACTCCAGCTTCGTCCATTTGTTCCATCAGCTCATCGAATGTTGCAAGGAAGTTTTCCTCAGTCAAATTCAATGACTTAATTTGTTTACTTTCTGTATCAAGCGCTTTCTTACGAGAGAACAATTTAGAGACCATGAATTTATCCATTTCTGGGACTTTTTCAGTATCGTTGAATGTTTTAGTAATGTTAGCGATGGAAGTAACATAGTTAGTTTCATCTACATCAAGCGGATCTACTAGTGTTGACCAGTAACGCTCATTGGTCAATGTGTATGTTTCCCATTGATTTTCATAGTTAGCGTCAATATCAGTAACTGTACGACGTGTACGGTCTTTACGCCCTTCCTTAATCAAAAGACGTGGTACTTTTACTTCTTTAGCGCCTGTGAACTTCAAAAGTGTGTTGGATGGAGAGTTCCAAAGTTTTTGAGTGAATAACAATCCGTTTTCACTGTAGCGGGTTTGCAAACCTTGTTGGTAAGATTCTGCATAGTTCAATGTTGCTGGCATATCTGTTCCTCTTTTCTATTTTTTGATTATAGATCTGACGTAAACGCATTAATCATCTGCGTTGTCAGGTCGTTAGCAACTGTTTCTTCTTGTGTTGCCCCTTGTGGCTTAGCACCAGCGATGTGTGGTTCTACAGCCTTTTCTGGAGCAAATAAAAAGCCTTTAGATTCCTTCAAAGCCGTCAACTGTTCATCTAATCCAGTCACCGCTCCGTTATCACCTAATCCCAATTTAGACTTATCTAGTAGACTAGACACGATCCCAGCGTCATGGACCTGACCGCTCAAATGCATTTCAATAGCATGATCTAGTTGCATTGTCTTAAGTTGTTGTTCATGTTCCTTCTGTTGTGTCTTGTACTTGCTGTCCAAGTCTGAGTATTTTTGTTGTAGGTCAGCATTGCCCTCAGCGTCTTTTTTGAGCTGTTTCATGTCCTTATCACGCTCTTTCAACTGGTCCTGCAAGCCTTTGGCATTATCTTCTGCAGCAGATACCTTTGCTTGTAGGTCCTGTGTTGATTTCCCGTGTTCAGACATAACTGCTTCAACTTGTTCTTCAGTCAATCCTAACTGTTCCAAAAATTTACGATTCATTTCTTTTCCTCCTGTACGTTTTGTTTAACGTGGCAACGACCACGACATTTTGGTAAAGTAAAAAAGCCTTTTAACGCCATGCCCGGGGCGAAAAGAAAACCGTACGGGATTCCATACGGTTAAGTTTTATAATTCGATTCCTTCGATTTCTGCTCGAATTTCTAGCCAGTATAAATAATGACCCATAGCGCACTTTTGATTTTTTAAAACTTCAATTGAGCATTTTGGCTCAAAATTGAGCGTACCAGCTTCGTATTTGATAACCATTTTATGTAATTTTGTATATTTATCCTTAAGCGCATTGTATTCATCGATAAAACGTCTTTGCCAATCTTCCATTTTTTCTATTCCTTTCTTCAATTCACTAATTTATAGTAATTTATAGCGGTTTATTCCTGCCAGTCAAGATGTCGGATCACCTACTTTCTATTTCTGAAACCTGTTAAAATCGCAAGAATAGTTCCTACAATTAAAACAAATAGCCAAAAGAATACCAACCACCCAAAGGCGATTGATACCCAATCCCAGATAAACATATCTTTACTCCTTTACTTTTTTATATGTTTCTTTAAAGATGTCAGGTTTGCATGCATAAAATTCACCTTGCACACCTTTGATAATATAATCGCCTGTTTTTGCGACCATGACACCCTCAAGTGTTTTAATCTCACACCATGCTGAATTTTTATTCCACTTGCCACTATCGTGAATGATAATCTCATTCCTTGTTACTGCGTCCCAAAACCAATCTTCTTCAATCAAGCAACGTTCGTTGAGTTGGACGGCCTCGATTACTACTGGTCTTTTACGATATTTCATTTCTCACTCCTTTCTAAGCATAAGAAAAGCACTTAGATTTCTCTAGGTGCTTTGGTAATTATTAATAAGCAAATTCAAGTTTTGGTTTTATATCTTGATAAAGTTTTAAAATTTCAGCAGGAGTATCCTCACGGAAAATAAATTGTTTCTTTCCTGAAATAGTTTTATCGCCGACAATCCAGTGGCGGATTTGTTTTGTAAAAATCAAAACTTCTTTGCTAGGCATAACCATTACTTCCATGATAATACCTCCTTGACTTTATTTAACAAATTTGGGTCTGTAACCTTATCTCCCAATACCCCGACTTCAGCAACCAACTCATTTATGTTATCGTTGTAAAACGCAATAGCTGCATTATCGCTAATACTATAAAGATAATTATAGTCATGTTTCAATTGTTCCTTGACATATGACACTAATGGGGAATTCAATTCAGACATCGCTTGTTCGACACTATTATACCGCTTTTTGTTGGCTTTGTAAAATGCTTTAGCAGAGTCCCAATGTTTTTTATGCGTTAGTTCATGAACCATGGTATCTGTAATGTTTTGAGCAGCAAAATAATTATCAGATAGAACTTTAGCAAATTCTATTTCCGAATGAAGTGCATCACTCACAAAAAGAATATCTTGCTTATAATCATACCCAGCAAAACCAGGGAGTCTTGATTTTTTCAAAAAAACAACTGTTGGAGTTGGAAAATCATTTAATTCCTTAAGGCTTGATTGGACATTAAAAACAGTATCTCTGATTTTCTTTGTGTTATCTTGTACCCAAAAATCAAACTCGGTTCCGCTAAGTTTTTTGGCATTCACTCGAATGTCATTTCCAACAACAAAAGACCGTTGTTTTGCCATTAAATCAATTGAACTCATGCCCTGATTATACACCTTTTCCCCATCTTTCGCAAACAGTTTTTCTTTAACCTCTTCCCCTTCACGCTCCCATCCTGCAAAGATTTCGTCCAGAGAACGTTGCTCAGTGGCTAGTTTTACTGAGCCGTCGTTTTGCAAGATATTGAAGTAAGGACTAGGTTTATCAGACTTAACTGCAGGCCTGATAGTAGAACGGCAACGGACATGAAATGGCGGTGCGGTTCGACCTGGTTCATATTCCTTAACAGAATGAACCTCGTGATTTTCTAATCTGCAAATCTCACTTGTACGACTGTCTAATACCGCTACGATTTCGTAATGGTCGCCACCTAATTCCTTGATAGTATCTAGTGTTGCAAGATTATTATAAAAGGTCGTCTCAGTCCTGACAAGCGTATCTGCTCGATGATAGGCGACTCCTGTACGTTCAGAAAGGGCTCTAGCCATTCTATCAATAGACCAGCCGCCTGTCAGACCTTTATTCAAGACATCACTAATTGCTTTATAAGCAACTTCTTTATGCACCCATACATTTTCAGAAAAGGTTTTACCACTCCAGTTACTCCCCATCTTATGCTTAACTGCATCTACACCTAATATTGGTTTCTCTATGATTCCAAAATGAGCCAGGTTCTTAGCTTGATGGATTTTACCTTTGATGTAGACGTCACTAAGAGCCTCTGTGACCTTGTCATGTATGCCGTCTGGCTTACCATATAACTCAGCTGTTAGACGCTCAATTTCAGCAAGCAAAGCCTCTTTGCGACTAATACGATGACGATATCCCAAGGCGTCCAACAGTGGTGTCGGTGTGTCAGGATTCAAGGCCATCTCACGGAATCTTTCAAGGGTTACATGCTTAAACTCTCTACGCTCTTTATCTGTCAGATATTGCTTGGCCTCTGCGTGAGTCATTTTATTATCAACTGCATACCTGGCATAGAACTTCTCAATCTCAGAAACCAACTGATGTTTATAGTCAGCTAAGGATTGACCAATCTGTGCCATGTACCTATCAGCTACTATCTGGGCGTTATGCTCCTGTTGTAAAGCACGCTCAGTCCAATACTCATCCCAATACTCATCTATCTTTTTCTTGTTCTCGGTCGTCATGATCTTCATCTACCTTTTTGAAATTAGTCTGAGAGTATGGATCTTGTCCTTGTTCCTGTTGTTCTTTCAATCGTTTCTCAACCTCTGGTTGATACCATGGATGTTGTTCACGAACACTTAAATCATCTAAAATACCGATTGAGTTTACACAATCTTGAATAGCTTCAGACTCGTTTGAAATGATGTCACGGTTAAAGACATAAGTAAATTTAGATGCGTCAAACGCTACTCCTTTGTTAGCTGCATACTGTTCTACAAACCAAAGGAATTGCTTGATACCTTTTTGGAACTCATTTTCTAGCTCGTTACAGTCCAAATCAAGGTCTGTATAGCGCCATTTAAGAGCTTGGCCACTGGCATTGCCTAGATTATCATCTTGGGTATCAATGGCTCTTGCAGCCTCATACAAGAACTTACGAGAGCGTTCAATATCTGTTTCAACTCCACTAGTATCATTGTCTGCTTGCAGGGTATCTACACCACCATCGCTAGAAACTTTGATAGAGCGGAACTTATTCAGATTATTCATGAACTCGCCCAAGTCTGCGCCTTGATAGTTTTTCAAAACATAAATCAGCTTCGGCATATCTGCCAACATATCAGCATTAGTAGACATTTGAAGTTGAATATTATCAATCAAAGACTTAGTTTGAACTAAAAGACCATCCTCATACTCGTTGTAGCGGAATGGAATCAGAGGCACTTTCTCCCAAGTATAAGGAATCCGTGTGCCGTCAGCGTTGACATAGTAAAAATTCCCCTTGGTCTCCTTAGATAGTGGATTGAGTTCGAGGTGTGAACCTGTCCAGATATAATCTGTAATTCCTTGTTCATCGTAGTATTCTACAAAGGTTTTAGTCTTCTTTACACCGCTTTCGTAGACCGCTTGATTATAGACACGCACAAAGGCTGATAATTCCAAATGACGCTCGTCTTTCCAAAAAGGGATAATCTGTTCACTTGGGATTTTAAACAAGCGTAGACGGCCGTTCTCATCGTAATAAGGCAAGCCATAAGCTATTCCTTTCATCACTGCTTCTTTACCAAGCGACTTAATCGTAGATAAAAGGTCCTCGTCAAACACACTATCTAAAAAGTCTTGTGATTTTTCTCCTTCAAGCGAGATTGTTGGTTTTTTAGAAAATAAATAACCGACCTTCTGGTCTACCAATTTCTTAAATAAACCTAATTCAATCCTTGAATTCGTCCGCCAATCCACATCTACTTTCTTATTTCGAATATCCGTGCGATTTCGATAGTAGTTGTAAGCTTCTTTCATCGTGCTTACTTTCTCAGAATTTTGGTGTTCTTTTATCTCAATCTCTAGTATTTCATTTTGGGTTGTATTCTTAATCAACAACCGCCTGATTAACCATTTAAACCAATTACTCAACATTTCTCCTTCTCCTACCAGAATGATATTCCTGGCTGTCTCATATCGTCTTCAAACGCATATCTAGTAGCGTCGATTGTGTGGTCATTTACTTCTTCTAGCTTAGGCTTGGGATTTCCATCACGGTCAACTGCATAGTCGGCACTTTCGAACTCTCTTGCGATATTCGGTGTGCGCTCTGGATCTATCACAATTGCATCCAAATCATCCAACCAGCGTTCTCCATACTCACGACTATCAGGACCTTTCTTAGCGCCTTGAACAAGCGGAATATTCAACTGCAGTTTTAACTCATCAATCGACTTAGGTTCTGCGCTATCACAGGTTATAATCTGAGATTGATAGCCTTTCTCACGGATTCTTTCAGCCAATTCACGGTTACTAATCTTCACGCCATAAATCTCATCGATAGCGTAGATAACTCGTTTCTTCTTATCGTAATGCCATCTTACAAAGGCCAGAGGGTCATTAGCATATCCAAAGTCATTCCCTTGTCGAATGTTATCGAACCTTGCTATCTCCTCGTCTGTAATCTTACGGAATACCAGATTTTCAAACGGTGCTACACCCGAACCGATAGCCTCTCCCAGATACTCCCAACGATAACGCTTCTCTGAACGTTCTCTCGTGGCCTCTGCTTCTTCTATGAATGCTTGGGATATATATGGGTTATCCAAGTAAGTTGAATGGTGTACGTGGGTATTAGGAGGTTGTATGACGCTTTCATATTTCTTATTCACCCAAGACTGTTTTCTTTTTGGAGGATTGTAAGAGTAAAAGAATTTATAAAAAAGACCATCATCCAATTCTCCACGAAGAAGGGAGTTGGTGATTGTCTTTACTTCATCTTCGGTTTTAAACTCAGCTAACTCCTCAATCCAGCCTATCGCAAATGGGAAGCGGCTGTCTTTCAAGGATTTAATACGTTCTGGATCTTGTGCACCACGGAAGATAATATAATTTCCTCTTGGGATATAGGTTATCTTCAAAGGGGACTTATTAATCTTAAATAAATGGCTGACCCCTTGCTCACTAATCGCCCATTTCAATTGCTCATAGACCGATTGTTCTAAGGTATTATCCGTCTTACGAATACACACGGCATTGACTGGATAGCGCATAATCAGTTGAATGATAGTGTGTCCGAGGTCGCTTGACTTACCAGAACCACGCCCACCCTTTTCAACCACATGTAAGATTTTAGGGTCAAACGCTGCACGCCACATAGAGTAAAAAGCCTTTGGGATAAATTCGCTCATTCTACGCTTCATCGCTAACTCCTATATCATCAACGAATTGAACAGCCGAAGACATCTCGATTTCTTTTCTCTCTAAATACGCACCATTTACTTTGAATATATGATCTAGGGAACGTTGTCTTTCTTCAATTGTCGGAGTAAATTCATAAGTCGTTTCCGATATCTCCACACCTTCAGCGGTCTTTACAGTTTTTTTAGAATATCCTTGTTGAGTTTCCCCTCTAGCAATACTAGCAGAAATTGCCAAAGCTTCTGCGATTGACATTGAACGTTCATCAAAAAGTTCTTCTGTACGTTTTTTGATATATTCAGAAATGTCAACTTTTGTCAACAATCTTTGTCCTATAGACCTCGCTGTTTTATCAGAATACCCTGCTTTTATTGCAGATTGTGTTGCATTTCTACTGATGATGTACTCATCTGCGAATCGTCTTTGTCTTTCATTCAATTTTCCATCACCACCTTTCGACAAAATAAAAAGCCACACGATGTGTGACCTTCTTGCAAGGCGACTACTACCTTGCGTGTTAATTAGAAATAAATTTTCTGATTTATTTTTTTGTAGTCATTTAAAACCTCTAGCGGAATCAAACCGCCTAGCTTATAACTTACCTAGGATATAAGTAGCTACGCAATCATGCAAGGTCCAGTCGCTCCGCAACCATTTGTAAGTTAATGAGTGATATGTGAATTCTAAGCCTACTGCCTACCCCATTCTGGGACACAAACACTCAAACGGCGATGCCCGGAATCGAACCAATGGAAACATAGGAGAGAAACCACTTACCTGTCACCGCCAAAACGAGACCGAAGCCTCGGAAAAATATAATAAAGTATAAAGGAGACGTCAATGAACGAAATAGAGGGAGGGACTCGAACCCTCAATGCCCTTTACGACACCCTGATTTCAGGTAACCATCTACCAAATTCTGAGACCTCTATCTCTAATTATTGACAATACTATTTTACCATGTAAAATAAGCCATTTCCTAGCAATTTACTTGCAAATATCTCCCAAAAATTTACGAAAGACAATCAGCTTACCTTTTCGATAGGCTTCCGCAAATTCCAAAGCACCTCTGCTAAGCATGCGGTAGAACTCACTTTCAGAATAGCCTAAGTCCATATAGATAGCCTTGTCTGATAATTGGATTTTCATATCCATGTACTTCTTTGCAATTACCTGCCGAACGTATGGATCCATGATGCAGTTGACTGCTCTCTCTATCTCCAGAACTTCTGCCTCTGCATCCACATGTTCGATAACCATATTCTCTGTTGCTGTGTTCTTACCAGTAAATGTCTTCGGTTCAAATGAGTAGGTCGTTGTGATTTTAGGCAAATACTCAGCGCCCGCCATTCGGACATACGAGCGATAACTCTCTAGAACGTCATATACATTTTTTTTGGTAAATTGCACGTCAACTCTTTTTAATAACCTCACAACATCGCTCCTTTATGATATAATATTTTTATCGGAATATCACAAAGGAGTCAGCTGTGCTGGCTTTTTTATTTTATTCTTTATTCGTGATCACACTACCTGCACCGTTAACAGTAACCCAGCCATGCTTCTCTCTGGCTTCTGCTTCTTTCATCAAGTACCGAACTTTTTCCTGTATTAATCTGTTCTTTCTTCAACCACGCTCTAAATTTCGGTGTCATCCCAAATCCTCCTCTTTGACAAACGTGCCGTCAATCCAACGACCTTTTCGGTCTTTGATTTCTTGGTAAGCCAATTCAAAACATTCTTCGAAGCTATAACCAAGGGTATTGCTGATTGATTTTAACCATAGGATTGTACGTATCAGACTTGATTTACAAAAAAACTTTAGAAAATGAGTCTTGATAAATCTGAAAATCGCTTATATTTTTACTTAAATGACTAAAACATGTCATTACATCTCTATCATTTCCTGATGTTTCAAAAATCTTATGCACATCTACCTTAATCAGCAAGGCAAGACCGACAATCACGACCGCACAGTCTCCGATGCTGTCCTTTGTCAGTTGCTCATTCTTCTTGAGATAGCCTGCGCATAACTCTCCGAATTCTTCACTAAGTTTTAATGACTGCTTGTCCAGCCGTCCACCGTTTTCTAAATCACGGTCAATAAACCATTGTTTGACTTTGTCTATTGTGTTCATGATAACTCCTAAAATAATTTTATTTTCTTCTCGTAAACATCAAGTCTCTGTTTAGCAATATTGAAGATGTCTCTATCTAACTCGCAACCTACATACTCAAAACCTAATTCTTGACAAGCGATTAAACTACTTGCTGAACCAACATGAGTATCAAGAATCTTGTCTCCGTCTTTTGCGTAAGTTTGAAGTAACCAAAGATAAAGATTTATCGGTTTTTGTGTCGGATGGATTCTAACCTCATTTAAGGCCTTATTTCCTTGTTGTATATGACCTTCAGATATCGACTTCCCTTGCATCATACCATTCCACATGTAACGAAATAGCCGAATACTATCATGATAACTGCAGTACGCTATCTCACAATCTGAGAAACTTGACTTGCCATTAACTTTGTCCCACACAATACGGCCAGAACCAAAAGAGTAGTCGAAGTAGTTCACGCCCCAAATGATTTGATTTTTTGAAACTCTAAATAACTCATCAAAATAATCTCTATTTGGAATTTTCCACTCTGATATTTCGCTATACAGCTTGCTTACACCTATTGGACTGACTTTTCGACCATAGTATTTTCTTTTTTCTGGCCCGGAAAAATATGGCGGATCGACAATAGATAAATCAAAATAGTTGTCAGGATATCTTTTCATGACGTCCATACAATCTTCGTGAAGAAATAATTTCACAACATCACCTCATCCCCTACTCTGATTTTCTCAAATTGCTCTCTAGTAACTACGAACACCCCGTAATCTCTGATAGTCACTGTGTATAGCTTGCCGTGCCGTCCTTTCTCGACCACCTTACCAAATATCTCAGCGCCTGCGTTATCAGCCTTGTAGATAACCATCGGCTTCTTCTCTTCCAAATCTCGAATCTTGTCCATCTGCCAGATGTTTAGTCCAGCAGATAGCAGAATCCAGATAGCTATGAATCGTTTCAATCTATGACCTCCTTACTTTTTTGAATTCTTTCGTTTAAAGACCGGATTATGTCTTTCTTTTTCCTTCTGTTTGTGGTAATTATTGTCTTTATCAAAAACAGAGTTTTCATCTCTCATAATTTTTTTCACAACATATGGATTCATTGCCTCTTTTTCCTTTTTCTTTGGTTTTACATTTATTTCTAGAAAGAAAGATTGATTTGGAATTTCAAGTGCGAAAGTTGTTGTATTGTTATCAGGAGAGTTTAAAATATTACCAATTTCAAGAATAAGTTCAGTAATACTACTTCCAAGCGTTAATGCCATCACTCCACCTCCTCGTCTTCGTAAAAATCAACTTTTGCAAAGTGTTTAGGGTTGATAGTAATCATTCTTTCTTCTGGTTCAATTTGAATTAGTTGGAGACAATCTATGTTGCCTCGTCCGAGCCATTCTAGCATTTTGAGAATTTGTTTGTATTCGTCTCTCACCTTGATGGTTTCATCCATATATGGATTTTGTAATCTAATATTTGCCATTTATTCAACCTCCTCAATTTCAATCCCCTCACAATCGAATACCCAGCCAAAGTCAGCTTCTTCGAGTTGTTTTTTTGTAAAATGGCTTTTATATGCTAGAGAAAAATACACTCTCCCATTCCCATCTTTATTAAAGTAGTGTTTTGTCGCTTTAATCTTAACCAGATACCTCTTCTCTTCATCGACCTCGTAGCCGAATTGGTGCATGTTGACAAGGGTTTGAATAGGTGTATTATCTACGTCGTTTAACCAAAAAGCGAACTTACTATCAATCTTTCCCGACTCGCTTTTTGAAGATAACCAATCCCACACATTGTACTCAAATTCGTCTTTGTGTTCCTCATACCAATCCGCCACAAACTTCTTAACTTTGACTTTTCGCGGTTCGTCTAGTTGTTTCAAGTCTTCTAGAAAAATTTGACGAGCTAGTTCTCCTGTTTTACCATTCCACTTCCCCTCATATCTTTTGTATTTCTCAATTAATTCCTTAACATTCATCTTCCAATTCCTTTATTCTCTTCTTCCAGTTTTTCACTTTCTTTTTAAGCAAGTCTCTTTCCTCGGACCTGCTAAAAGCAAGCGATTTGACACACGGCTCAGATAGTTCAACTATCCTTGCCTCCGTCTGCTCTATTGTGCGTTTCAGTCCATTGATTACTGTCTGTTTGCTATATTCCATGGTTTATCCTGCTTGTTTTTCCAGCCAGTTAAAGAGCAATCCGAACTGCTCTGTCACTAGTTCATCGTCATTGTATTGCTTGCAAATTTCGCTAATCGATGACACCACCCATAACCAATAAGCGTCGGAAGCAAAACCGACCTCTTGGCTCTTCTGATTGCTGCGCGCCATCCATTCTGGAATGACTCTGCTAAAGAAATCAATGTAGTCAATTCTCATGGCAATTCCTCAATCTTGATATAGATCCCAACTGTGTCAGCCCAGAACTTTTCGGCAATCTCGCTGGCCACTTGAGCATCGTCTTGCCAGTATCCAAGTTTCGTCATGCAATCCTTGAGCAACTTCTGTAAATTATCTGTATCCGGCTTTGTAGTCTTGTACTGGCCATCGTAGCTTTTTTTGATACGAGGGAAACACCACTTAACCGTTAATTGAATCGCTCCTTTAAATTTATCAGGAGGAACATGCTGGGCAAGCAAGCTCTCAAATTTCGCCCTGGCATTTTTCAGATCCTCTGGCTCATAAAAAATAGGCTTACCAGATCTCACATTTACCTTTTTCTGTTGATGAGTTGTTGTCGGTATTTTTTTCATCGGTAAAAAGAATTCAATCATCAGCCAACTCCCTTAAAATTACACCCAAGGTCGCACTAGCGCTCATAAGCAATCCAAATGAGTAATCTGGATTAAGTGCCATCTCTCCAAAATCATCTTCACATTTATCCAACAAGTCATCGATTTCCTTTTTAAGATTATCAATAGCTTTTTTATTTAATGTCATTTTTTACCTTCTTTTTTTATACACGCCTAAGTTCAGAGTGAAGGACAGGGTTACAGGGTTACAAGGGGCGGATGCATAGCCCCCTTGTACCTGTACCTGTTCTTCTGAACTCTCAGGGACACTTCCTAAATATTCTTCTTTCGGAGAAAGAGAATATTCTGTCCCTTGTTTTTGTCCCTCAAAATCAGGGACATTTTCGATAAATTATCGATTTTGTCCCTCGTTTTTTCACTCTCAGAGTCAGGGACATTTTCGATTATTTTGTCTGTGTCCTTAGAGACATTTTCGATAGACATATTCGAAGTTGACCCTCGACTTTGTCTCTGTCTCTATTTTTGTCCCTAGGGACATTTTCGATATTTTTTGTCGTTGTCTCTGTCTTTATTCTTAAATTTTTGCTATAATTTCTTTGTTTTTTACTTCGAAATTTCCATTGTCTTTTATCCATCTTCGAATGGTTTTTTCACTAATCGGCTTCTCTTTTGTCGAAAAGTATCCGATTAAGTCATCGATAGTGACTGGACTTGTTCCATCATTTATCGCTTCAATAGCTGTTTCTATTTTTTCAGAGCGTTTCTCAGAGCGCTCTTTTTTCGTCGTCTTCTTGTCGAAGTTTTTCTTCCACGGGGAGTTTTTCTCATTCACCTCTTCCAATTGGATATCCGCCAACACACCCGATTCATCGAGCGCATGCACTGGATAGCTAAACCACATGTTCACTGGCTTGAATTTGGCAAACTCTCGAAGCGTACCTTCCACACGCCATGCGGTTGCTATCTGGATCTTGTTGCGAATTTCTTCGAGCTTGTCTACATAAGGAGCACGAGCCATGACATCAGGGATCCCTTTTTCAAAGTGCGTTCTCATCTGCGCTGGACTTAATAGGTCATCTAGTCCGACATTTTGCTGGTAATAGGCATTATTTCGCTCTTGCAAAGCCTGTTTATACACTTCGCACGCTGCTTGATTCAGTCTTTGAGTAAGCAATTCTTCTGATACTTCCAGCTCGACCAAATCGATAAGCGCGTCAGGATCCCGAGCGAATACACCCGAACCACTAGCGCGGTCCATGGACTTCTTGCCACCTTGCGAACCTTTTGAGTGGTGATGGCAGTAGATAACGCTGGAGCCGAGCTCTGTCGCTACTTTGTCGAATTGATTGGTAAAGTGGGCCATCTGGTCTGCACTGTTCTCGTCACCGGTCAGGACCTTGTAAATCGGGTCAATGATGACTGCGATATAATTCTTTTTCAAAGCTCGACGAATAAGTTTAGGCGCTAGCTTGTCCATCGGTACAGTCTTCCCACGAAGATTCCAGATATCGATATTCTGGATGCTTTTAGGCGGTAATCCCATAGCTTGATAAACGTCACGGAAGCGATGTAAGGCAGACGGACGGTCTAGCTCCAGATTGACGTATAATACACGCCCCTGAGTACAATCCCAGCCTAGCCATTTTTTGCCTTCAGCAATTGCAATTGACATTTCAATTAAAGCGAATGACTTACCAGCTTTTGATGGTCCAGCAATCAACATCTTATGACCTTGACGAAGAACGCCTTTAATCAACTCGGGTGCCAACTCTGGCAAATTATCCCAGCTATCGGCCAATCCTTCTGGATCCGGCAGGTCGTCATTCAAATCTTCGATGTATTGATACCACTCATCCCAATCGGTCTTACCTATGTTAGTATCTACTAAGAATTGCTTCTGTCCATTACGGATGAACCCAGGCATACGAGATAGTCTACTTGGATTCCGATTCTGTGTATCGACGATAATGCCGTTCTTTTGACAAATCTTATAAAGATAATCAACCCTATTACGGTATTCTTCGTAATTCTTGGCATCTACTTTGACGATGGCATGTAGTGACTTGTTTCCGCTATGCACCAAGGCAACAATCGGTAATTCAAGTTCTTTGTATATGGCGTTCTGTTTATCGATTGGCATACTGTCGGATTCGACCAGGGCATATCTGAAATCTGTCACGTTTTCATTTTTTGCGCCTTTCCCGTCCATTGGATTGAATCGAACCCATGCGCCGGCTTCTTCGTGATAATCACCTAGCACTGCACCGATATCGCCATTACATCTACTAAGTTCTTCAATCAATTGCCCAGCAGTCCGGTCATAAGCCCCCTTAGTTGGCAGCCATTTGACAATCTCGCCTGTTTCATCGTCAGTCTTTGGATAGCATTCAGTAACGTACCCAACATTTTCACTAGCTTCAAAGATCGTTTCAAGGTATTTGATAATTTCCTGAACCGGATTCCAAATAGTTGGCTCATGGATTTCCTTACCTTCAATCCAGTCTTTATCAATGACACGATAATCACGATCTATTGTATCGGTCCAGCCTAACTCATGCGCGTTCTCGCTATCATAGCTGGATTGCGACACCCAGCCATTTTCTTTAGCAAGTTGGGTAATCGTCGCACCCGTCACGATAGTTCCTGCTTGTTCATTGAAAGTATCCCATTTTTTGAAGCATTCGAATTTCTTGTATCGGCTGTCGTTTTGGGACCAGTTATCCCAGTCGGATGCTGTATATCCTTCATGTTTAAGAGCCATACCGACATTGACCCACGTCTGATAATCTACCGTGGCAGGATTGATGTAATCCAGCAACGGCAACAAATTAAAATCATTCTCTGCCACTATCTCCTCCTTCTTAATTTAGTACATATTCAGCTGGTCGCACACTTGTCGGAACTCTCCAACCATTAGCTGCTATGCGATTAATCATATTTTTAGCTTCTTCGAACGGCCACATTCCCACACCTTTGAAACCGTATCTTTCAAGTAATCTGATTTGTTTAGGTGTTGTTAAACCTTCCGCTTGTCGCTTGTGTAATCTATCTAAATATAAAGCAGCCTTTCCAGCATTCGCGATTTCGTCAGGAAGTATGCCGTATTTCTCAAGAGCTTTAATTTGCTTATCACTAGCAGGTGCCATCTCCCATCCAAAGTTAGGTACGTAGTTTGATAAATCTTCAGCATGGATAGACATTTCAAATTGCAATGGATCCACTAATTTGCGTTTACGCTTACGCATTTCTTCCAATTGTTTGGCCAAAGCTTCTTCACGTTGAGCGACTACGTCTTCTGCAGCCTTGACTTCCATATCTTCAAGGTCAAGCATTACACCAGTTTGCTCTTCCATGTTCTCAACCATTTTCTGAGCGACTTCTGGAGTCTCACAGATTAAATGAGCTGGACGGCATAGCTCGTGGCGTTCTGTATGCCAGAGGAAGTCTAGCAAGAGTAATTCTTCCTTTCCTGGATGTAAACGAGTACCACGCCCCACCATCTGGCTATATAGGGCACGTACCTTAGTAGGTCTTAGCACTACTACGCAATCCACTGACGGGCAATCCCACCCTTCAGTCAATAACATCGAGTTACAAAGCACGTTGTAACGGTCTTTCTCAAAGTCTTCTAAGATTTCTGCACGGTCCTTGGACTCTCCATTGACTTCAGCAGCACGAAATCCTTTTGCGTTTAGGATATCGCGAAACTTCTGCGAGGTCTTTACCAAAGGCAAGAATACAACTGTTTTACGGTCAGCACATTGCTTGACCATTTCGTCAGCTATCTGCTCCAGGTATGGATCCAGTGCTGTTCCGACGTCGCTCGCCTTGAAATCGCCTGCCGACATGCTGACATTTGATAAATCCAAACTTAGCGGAATTGTCAAAGCCTTGATTTTAGATAAGTAGCCTTCTTTGATAGCTTGTACCAACGAATATTCATAAGCAAGGCTATCGAAGTAAGACCCAAGGTTTTTCATATCTCCACGGTCAGGCGTAGCTGTAACACCCAGCACATCCGACTGCTCAAAATAACCAAGTACACGTTGGTAGCCATCTGAGATAGCGTGATGGGCTTCATCAACTACAATCGTATCGAACCAATTAGGCGGAAACTGTCTCAATCGTTTCTCTCTCTGCATGGTCTGAACTGAACCGACGACGACCCGATACCAAGAACCGATAGAAGTATTCTCAGCTTTCTCTAGTGCTGTGCCAAGCCCGGTTGCAGTCTTGAGCTTGTCGCTAGCCTGCTCCAAAAGCTCTGACCTATGAGCAAGGACAAGCACACGCTTGCCCTCTCTCACTTGGTCTTCAATGATTTTGGAAAAAACAATCGTCTTTCCACATCCTGTTGGTAATACTAAGAGCGTGCGCTTGCGACCTTTAGCCCATTCAGCTTGAACAGCCTCCCGTGCTTCCTGTTGATAAGGTCTTAATTGCATCCCTTACCTCCTAGAATTGCCCAGCTTGATATCCTGCTTGTCCTTGCGGTTGTTGCGCAAAATTCGGTTGCTGTGGTTGCTGGTAGCTTGCTTGTGTAACTTGCCCTGGTTGTTGATTTAATACTTTTGTGTAATCAACATCTTCAGGATAGAGCATTGACTTAACTTCGTTATAATTATTTTCCTTGTACTGTCGAGTTCCGACTTTACATACACCGGTTGCGCCGATGATTGTATTCCAATTCATGCGAAGTGGTTCGCCTTTTTTCTTTTGGCCAATTGCAGCAAAGAAAGCAGATAGCATTCCTTCAGTTGAGCTGTGCAGGAATAAATTGTGACGCAATTCGGTTTCGCCTTCATTAGCTACAATCTTAATGCTGACGATAGCCTTGTTACACGCTGGCAATTTTCCGGGATTTTGTGGATTTGGCGTGTGGCGTGTGCGTTCCATACCGATTACTGTAAAGTGGTATAAACCGTCAGGTAGTAGGACGTATTCCGAGTCTTTTTCAATCGTATCTTCCCATCCAAATTCGCGTTCAAAGTTGTTGTATTGTTGTTGTGTCATGCTGTTTTTCTCCTTATGCTAAAATTGTGATTTTATCGTTGTTTGCAAGTTCTGTTTTTAAATAATCTGAGATGTTTTTAACAGCATCTAATTTCCATTTGCCCCCATCCGCTTCAAAGAGAGCTAGATTCGCTGATTTGTTAACTCTGAATACAAACTGACTTGCTGGTTGTTCTACTTCATTAAAGGTACGATATGGTCGTAAGGTTACTGGATTTGGAGTCTTAGCCTGTGCTAGACTTGCTACACCATCACGAACAGTCACCGTTTGTGTAACGCCGTTATCTTGAGCCTCTGCCCCTTTTTCGATTTTTAAGTGACTAGCAAAATCTAAAACTAGATTGCGGTCTGCATCATTGATAAACATAGATTGCAACATAATATTAAACTCTTCCTGATTACACCAATTACTAAAGGGGATAAATGGAACAGATGCCTTTACAGATACAAGTTGAGGACGTTTGCCATATTCAATATCCACTTGATCATACACAGAAACTTTTTGATAACTTTCTACCACCACTACAAGTCTATGACCACCGATAAAGTCGTTATCTGATTTGAGATAATCCACTAAACTTTTGAGCGTTTGAAGTTCAAGAGTCGGCGCATATTTGCGGGGGCTAAGTTCTCTGAAGTCATGCTTATTGATGTCAAAATATTCCTTCCCACTTGATGAAGAAATAATTTTATTTTCTTTATCTGCTAACTCAACTGCATAAGATAATGCTGCTTTAAGATTTTCTGTCATGGTTAGTTACCTGCTTTCTTTTTGTTGTAATCAATAATATTTGTATTTTGTTGTTCGACTTTTTCGATGAGTTCCCCAGTATCTGTTCTCATATCACCATTGTCATCAAAGTAAGTTTGTCCAGGGACCCCACTTTTTAGCTCATTAGCGTGGATTATACCAGCGTCATCACGACCGACAATAACAGTTGTTGCAACACCTTTTTGCGGTGCCAATGTAGATTTGACTTCCATACCTGTCTTTACGACAGTACGTTCATCATCTGTTGACATCGTCAGCGTAATAGTGACCTTACGAGTTGCCTTAGCTTCCGTATTTGGATCCAAAATGTTATCAAGGACTTTTTCTAACTCTTTATCAACCTTCTCTTGTAAGGCTGTATTGGCGATTTTTGATAAATCGATTTTAATAGTTTTATCTTTCATAGATACCTCTTGTTATACCTTGCTATGATTTCTAATTCCCAAAATCTACACCGTAAAGGGTAATTCTGGTTCTTTTCTAACTTGATTTTCAATAACTTCCACAGTTGCTTGCCAATGAGCGACAATCATATCCCAGTAGTCAGTCGGAAAACTTTCAATAGGAGTCCCTAGTGGAAAATGCCCGCGAATGTAAGCAACTTTTTGAAGTTCTTCTTCTGTCACGTTTCCTTGCGCCATGAGGTCTGTCAAACTCTTTGGTAAGTTCGTGTGATATTGCTCGGGTGGTGTCTGTGGCGTACTAGGAGCTTCATTTTGAGGTTTTTCAGCTACCTGCGACATATTGAGAGGCAATTCTTCTTGAACTTGCTCAGGGGCTTGCTGTGTGGCCTGCTGAGGTTCTGGAGTGACTGTCTGAGGTTGCGATGGAATAGGTTGCGTTTGTTGACTCGAAAAGATATGAGCGATTCCAACGTAATGAAATGGCATTTCGTCAGGTAATCCATGTCGGTTCTTGGCATCCCAAGCCGGCCTATGATTGGTATACATCACACGTTCACCGCCTTGCGCCTTCTTCTTGCCGTTATCGGTCGTCATGACTAAGGTTTTGTAGTTGGCAAATAGAACCATGTCTGCCCATTCTTTGACAAGCGGTGCCGTCTTAGAACCTGTCTTTTGGCCAAGTTTCAATTCGTATCGGTCGTAAGAACCCATCTCGTCCGGCTGTTCAAATTTCTTGATTTGAGCGTGCGCAGTCAATACCACGTTGATCCCCATATCAACCAAATCAGACAAGCTATTTAAGAAACGTCCCATTTCTTCTTGGACATAGGTGTAGCCTTTGCCCCAGCCAAAATCCTCAATCCCTTGTTTTCCATGTTGAGAACAGATGTAATTAACTGCCAAAGCTTCAGCCCAATCGATCGTATCAATGACGAGTGTCCCACACTCAGTCGGATTCGCCTTGATAAAAGCAATCTCATTGATGAGCATGGTCCAGCTGGTTGGCTTGTCGAGTCGTGCCACATCCATGTTATCTGTCGAACCTTCCGTGTCGATGAAGACCGCATTTGGAAATTCAGCAGCAAACGTGGACTTACCAATTCCTTCAGGACCATATATAACTACTTTTTGAGCTCGCGCCCGCTTTCCTCTTGTGATTTGCATGTTTTAAAAACCTCCTTGCCATGTTGGTGCGACTGTTTCGGCGTGTCCTTGCTGAGCAGAACTTTCAAACTTCACTGGTTTAACGCTATACCCGTCTTCAATCAGAATGCTACACTCATCTCCCGTTGAAACCCTAGTTGCAATAGCTTGCAAACCTTCTTGCTCAAGCCACGCGCCAAATTCCTGCAAAGTCAGCTGATCCATTTGTTCCAGCTTGTCAATCAACACAAAGCCACATTCTGGCTTCAATTTACGCACGATTGCAGTCGCAACTTGTAATTGCTGGCTACCAGACATGTTATCCCAGCGCTGGCCAAGATAGAGCAGTTCGCCATCATCCACGGATAAGCCCGGCAACGGTAAATCTGCGTTTGTAAGCAAGTCTGTCTTCTGTTTGCGAATTTCAGCAATCACATTATCAAGTTCTTTGTATTGTTCTCGGTAGCCCTTGGCATCTTCTTCTGCTTTATCCTTGTCCAGATTAGCACGTACTTTACGATTGATTTCATCAATCTCTGCGATGTTGTTTTCAATCTCCTCAGTTGATTCATCGAGAAGATCCATAGCATCGGTATTCGCTATAGCCAAGTCTTGAGCTAACTGACTTTCTTTTTCTTTGGCATCGGCCAGCAATTGCTTCAATCGTTCAACCTCTGCAGTTGCTGAAGCATGTTGATTTTGGATAGATACCAAGTTCTGACGTTTGCGAGTATTCTCGCCATTCTTAGCGAGGATAGCCTGTTGTTGTTGAATAAGTTCAGAGATAGATACTAACTCTTTCGGTGCGTCAGGATAGTAAGGTTGTTCTTTAGCGAACTTCTCCTTCTGGTCAGCAATCACACCGATTGCGTGGCGCTCGTCATACTTGGCCTTTTCCTGCATTTCCAGTTCAACCAATTGCGGACCAACTCCGATAATCTGCAACAGAGTTTTAGCCTTCTCTTTGCTGGTCTGCTCCATGAATTTTGGTAAGTTGATAGCCAGTTCTTCCACAAAGCTATCCAGCAAGTTTTGACCAGCCTTATTGCCGCTTGGGTCAATCACCTTGAGAGTGCTGTTCTTACCACTGCGCTCTACAATCAAGCCATTTGATAGCGTGATTTTTAAACTAGGCGGAATTGTACTACCTTCTCGGTGTGCTTGACTAGGTTTATACTTATTACCTCCCAGCGCCCAAGCAATCGCGTCCAGTACGCTTGTTTTTCCCTGATTGTTATTTCCACCTACGATTGTCAAACCAGTCGCCGACGGCTCTAATTTGACCGCTTTAACACGCTTGACGTTTTCAATTTCTAGTTTATTGATTGTCACCATCTTCTACTCCTTAACTAGCCCTACAGGCGGTTGCACGTCGTACGTAAATTGCTTATCTGAATTTCTCAGATTCATACGAGCGATGTTACTTGCTATTAGCTGCCTATCTGGTTTTTCATTTTCAACGTGGTCATCTAGTTTATTTACTAGAGACCAGAGCGCGATTCCGAAGATTGTCACAAAATAAAGATATTCCATCATTTTACGTTCTCCTTTTCTTTGTAGATTGCTACGATTTTTTCAAGATCAGCTATATGCTGATTTGCTCGTTGGTATTTTTCTTGAAGGTCAATCAATGCTCTGTTTAAATCCAAAGCTACGATTCTCCAGTCAGTGTTGATTTCTTTGGATAACCAGTTTTTTAATCTTACTAATAGATTCATTCTTCCCTCACTTTGCTAACTGACTTTGAAAACGTAGTACGTCGTTCATGTCATATAAATATTTACCGCCTTTAGCATTTTGCTGATAGCGGAATTTCCCTGCATCTCTGAAATCTTCAATTTTCTTACGACCCCAACCGGTCTTTTCTTGGACGTCTTTAATTGAAGCCCAGTTCGTGCCTCTTGCCACTCGTAATTTAGCTTCGGTCATAGCTTTCACATTTAACTGGACAAGTTCTTCTAGCAGTTCATTTTTGAAATCTTCCCCAAACAATTCCAAAGCCATTGGCAATTTCCTCCCTTTCGTGATATAATTAAGTTAGTTATTTTAGTAAGCGCCTGACTTGTTCAGGTGCTTTTTTTTGAATTAAGCCACATCTTTTTGCTCAATCAGTGGTAAAATTCCTTTTTTGTTTTTAAGCAGATCATAAAGAAACAATCGTCCCTTTTGAGTCCAGTAAGTATGCATCTTGCTATAGTCTGCATCAATTGTGTGAGTTTTTGATTGAGTATAACCTTTACCTGCGTACTTCTGATACAAAAGCCATGTACTACCTTGCTTGTATTGTACTTTAAGTTCATGCAAGATTTTATTCAGCTTCGTAGCGCTCATCCCGTAATCTTTAGCGATTACTGAAATCGGTACTAGTGATTTATTTTGCAAGACTAAGTCGTAATATGTTGCTTTCGGTTGTAGCTCTTGGATAATTTGATTCTTTTGAGCTACTTCTTCCTGCGCTTGTAAACGCAATTGTCGTTCTTCTTTTAGCTTCTGAAGTGCTGCGATTGCCATATCTGGATTCTCCAGCAAATCATCAATAGCGTACAAGCCATGCTTACGAATAGATTTCAAGATTTCTTTTACTTTTTTCTTGAACTCTTTTGCCAATGGTTTTCGAGATTGCATAAGAACTTCATAAAGTCCGTTCTCTGTTAAGAACCATACTTCTCTATTTTGACCTGAACGGAACAATGTTCCGACCAGCTTTTCGTCTTCATCGATTTTATCTAGCATTTTATTCACACTAGATACATCGTACTCAATCCATTCGGCTACATCCTTTGCGACAAACAGCGGTTCATCTGCTGTACCGTAAACTGTGAAGTGTTTCCCGAGAACTTCCTGCTCGTTAATGATAGTTAATTCCATATTATTCCTCCAGTGTTTCTTCTAAATAACCACTTTCCAATTCAACGATTTGGTCAATGATTTTGTGATAGGTTGACTCAGAGACTAGAATCGAAACTTTCTTTTGATGATTTACAAAAGTGTTCTGCTCTTTTTCTAACTTCTCTAGTCGATTTTCAATCGCAAGCAAGCGATTTTCAAAAGCTACCTCAAATGGTTGCTTATTTCGTACTACTTCCTCCATGGTTATCTCCTTACTCCTAAGACGGTAGTTTCAGAAAATCCGAAACGTTGTCTAAAAAAATATCGTCTACTGAAACATCTAGTGCGCTAGCTAGTTTTTTTATATTCTCATAACTAGCTCTACGCAATTTTTTGACATCATTTTCATAACTCATTATAGTGCGCGATGTTATGCCAGTTTCCTTCGCCAATTCCTCTTGAGTCATCCCACGAAAACGTCGCAAAGTTTTTAAGGTGTTCGCCATCTATTGCTCCTTTCTTGATTATGTCTTAATTATACACTTCGGTTTTTCCGAAGTCAAGCATTTTACTTCATTTTTTTCGAAATTTTTTTCTCTTTTTGTTTGTAACGTTTCGGATAAAGTGATATTATATAGTAAAAGAAAAATACGAAAGGTATTTCACGTCATGGAGAACCAAAATAATTATTTTGCTTCTAATCTTAAATTTCTACGTCAAAAATACCAAATGGAACAAATTGACTTAGCTAATAGATTGGGAAGAAAAAGTTCCTCTTCAGTAAGCGAATGGGAGAGAGGAAAGTATACTCCCAAAGCGGGCGTTTTAAATGATATTTCTAGAATATTCAATGTTTCGTTATCGGAATTGATGACCAAAGACTTATCTGACACTTCCTCCCCCCCAACCGAGACACCACAATTCAGAGCAATCCAACGTAAAGCTAAAATCCTAAGCGTTACAGATCAAGAGCGTTTATTGCAAATAATGGACTTAACTTTCCAAGATGTTTTGAATGGAGGTGGCGACGACGACCACGACTTCTAGAAATATCGATTACAAGAAATTAAAAAGCATAGCATATAGTTTTCTCAATCAATACACAAATGGTAGATTACCAATCGACCTACTTCATATTATTTCACAGCTTGACAATCTTCATCTTATGAAATACAGCACTCTTGCAAAAGAAAACAATATGGATATTAACGAAGTTTATCAACTTTTAAACAGTGAAGATGGTGCTTTGTGGTATAAATCTGATACCCAAACATATATCTTGCTTTATAATGATACTATTGATAATAAGGAGCGCATTCGCTTCACAATCGCTCACGAATTAGGTCATTATGTATTAAAACACAACGAAACGACAGACAAGACTATCTTATCACGGTATAGCTTATCCGAAAATGAGTATAAGACTTTTGAAACGGAAGCAAATTTTTTTGCAAAACATTTACTAGTTCCTTTTCCAGTTTTAGGTAACTACGCAATGTTTTTTCATTCTATGGATGATAGGTTTATTCAATCTGTATTTCAAGTTTCTTTTTCTGTAGCTAGTTATGTCCTCAAAAATATGAAATCGATGCAATCTTTTGGACTTATAAAAGACGGTCACGAGGTTGAAAAAAAATTCGCTAAGTATATAGCTACTAGTCAAAATACTAGAATTTGTAGAACTTGTTTTAGTAAAATTGATAGAAATTTAAAATACTGTCATATCTGCTCTACCCATCAACAAAAGGGAACAACAACTTTAGAAGCTTATTTAGAAAATCGAGAGAAAGAAAAATTACGTATGAGATACCCAAAATATGATTTAGACTTGGATGGATATCCAATTATCTGTCCTAGGTGCGAAAACGAAGAGTTGGATGTCAACAACTATTGTAATGTTTGTGGCATATACACAAGAAATATTTGCATAGGCGATTATGAAAGTAACTTCGACTCCCGTGGATATGCAATTCCAATTGTTCACTTCCTAGGAAATGGTTGCAAAAAAGTATTAGTTGGAAATTCTCGTTACTGTCCAGATTGTGGTGGGAAGTCGAGCTACTTTTTCCAAGGATTACTTAAAAATTGGGATTTAGAAAAAGACATTGACGAAGAACTACCATTTTGATTCTTTTTGTTACATAAAAAAAGCCCCACACTCGCAAAGTTTGGCGACTCTGAATCTACGGGGGCAAAGAAGAGTATTTATCATTAGTAAATTAAAAATATGTGCAACAACTGATTCACATTAAAAGCTGGGAGAGGTTTCATTATGAATGAAGAACGCAAAGTTTTAGGTATTTTGGCTATTATTTTCGGAGCAATCGCTCTATTTGGGTCTTGGATGCCTATCATTAACAACCTATCATTTGTTATTGCTATTTTAGCGCTTATATTAGGTTTGATAGGTCTAGCTATCAACAGAAAAAGACCAAAAATGTTGGCTATCATTGGTACAGTCTTAGCAGTTGTGTCAATGGTTATTGTTATCGCTACGCAATTGATGTATGCTCGTGCTTTGAATAATGCTGCCAAGAATGTGGAAGAAACTGTAAGTTCAGTAAGTTCTTCATTCGAAGCATCACAAAAAGAAGAGGATGCTAAGTTTAACTGGACAAAAGAACAGTTTGACGCTCTTCAAATGGGTGATATCATGAACTATGGTGCTGGCGGAACTAACTACGACGATATTGTTAGCGTTCATGGAGAGCCAAACAATATAAACACTACTACTGTCAATGATCATGAAAGTAGAACGATTTCATATTCTTCAGCAGGAACAAAAATCCGAAGTGTTACTTTAACATTCAGCAAACAAGCAGATGGTGCTTACTTATTAACTGCAAAAGTTGGCATCGGCTTGGAATAAGTTTGAGTTTATGATATAATTAAGTTACTTAGAGGCGAGCCCTCATATTTTTAAACTTTGCACCATAGCGTGCCAGGGGAAGTAACTTAACCGTTGCTTCCCTTTTTAAAAACAAAAATCCCCACACTCAAAGTTTGGCGACTCTGAGCGTGAGGATGTACTGTATAAGGAAACGACCATTAAAAAGGTAGTTTTCTTATACCCATTTTATCAAGAAATGAGGTGAAAATCAATGGAAATAAAGTCTTATAAAAAGAAAAACGGAGAGACGGCTTTTGGTTTTAGAATTTACGTCGGAAAAGAAAACGGAAAAGACAAGTATATTAAACGAAGAGGATTTGCGACTAAAGCTAAAGCAAGAGCAGCACTACTTCAACTTCAGGAAGATATAGAAAGCGGAGAACAAAGCAGGAAAGAAATCACGGTTGAGGAAATCGCAAAAAAATGGCTCAAAGATTATTCCGAGACAGTGCAAGAAAGCACCTACATCAAGACATCTAGGAATTTCAAGAATCACATCTATCCAGCTTTCGGCAATAGAAAGATAGCTACGATAACACCACTTCAAATGCAGGAACAAGCTAACGAGTGGTCGAAGAAACTGGTCTATGGCCGTAAATTAAAGGGGTTGATGAATAATGTTTTTAAGTATGCAATCAGACATGGTTACATTGATACCAATCCAGTAGACAGCGTGATTACATCAACAAGAAAGAAATCAGATAACAAGAGCGACTTCTATAGCAAAGACGAACTTAAAAAATTTTTAAAACTTGTCTCCAAAACAAAGGATCTAGAGAAGATAACTCTATTCCGTCTTCTGGCCTTCACAGGGGCACGAAAAGGGGAGATTTTAGCCCTTGAATGGAATGACTGGACAGATAATACTCTTGACATTAATAAGGCCATTACAAGAGGTTTTGCAGGCGAAGAGATAGGCAATACCAAAACGGTAAGCAGTAATCGACTAATCAGTCTGGACAAGAAAACAAAAAGTATTTTGAAAAAATGGAAAAAGCAAAATCCAAACACCAAATACATTTTTGAAAATGAATTTAAAAAGCCAATTCCAAGCACTCTTCCTAGAAAGTGGCTTATCAAAATTGTGGAAGGTAGCGACCTACGTCCAATTAAAATCCATGGATTCAGACATACACATGCCAGCCTTTGTTTTGACGCTGGTATGACTTTGAAGCAAGTCCAACATCGGTTAGGACATTCCGACTTGAAGACGACCATGAACGTTTATACTCACATAACTAAGCAAGCAAAGGATGACATCGGAGAACGCTTTGCCAATTATATTAATTTTTAA